TTATCAACAGTAGCAATGTCTTGATAATCTACTTTAAGTTTACCTATAGTATCTACGTTTGCTTTAGATAATCTTAAAATTTGATTATCTAAATTTAGCCTATTTTGAATTTGGCTAATTTGATTGGAAATCTGATCCGATAGTTGGGCCGATAAAGATATAGTTTGCCCTAAAAATTCCTGGGACTCCAAGATATAATCTCGTTCTTGTTGACGAAGATCATTAAGTCTTTGTTGCCTATTAATCTGTTCTTCGGAAGCCATACAATGTTGTTTGCATATAAATATGAAAGGGCACTGCTTTTGCAGTGCCCCTTTTTACATACGTTGGCCTGGTTTCATGTCAGAAGGTGGTTTAGTAAAGTCGATTTGTCGAGTTGTACCCCCTGCAGTCTGTTGCGTAGCATTTTGTTGAGCATCGTTGCTATCCTTGACATATGACGCTATTCTATTGTATGTAAAGCGCCTAAGCCAAATAGGCATGTGGTATACCGTATGCCAATCGAAACCGCCATTACCATGATATACTACATCATGAATCATGGCGAACATGCTCATTCTATACTCACGCGTCAGGCCAAAAAAACGTGACCCCGATAGGGACTTTAACATCTTCTTGAGTATCACCCCCATCTTCAGGGTAAAAATCAAATGTTAAGTCCATATCGGGCTGAATCTCCTTGATATGTTCTCTTAATGCTCTGGAATCACGAGCTAAGAGATAGGTGTCTACAAATTCTCTAACTGCCTTACGGCTATCATCTCCTTCTACTGAGAGTATCATTTGCTTAAGTCGCATTGATAATTCAGGAGATGCCAACTTATTTATCTTTTTAGCTCCCTTGATTTCGGCTTCAATAGCTTTTTCATCCTTATTATTTAAGATTTTGAAAGTGATTGGAGTTTCAGTATGGGGGAGGGTAAAATGAAATTCATTAGTATTTTTTTCTACTAAATCTTCTTCTTTAATTAACTTAGGGTCAATTTCAGATAAATCAATTGTAACTTCTTGTCCATCATACTCAAAGGTATAATCTTTACCATAGCCTAGAATGCGAGAAGCGACCATTATAGCGTTTTTATCGCCTACTACAAGGTCATCATAATTACACTTTGAAACAATCAACGATTGCATCAACTTGTCTAGGACAATGCCTTGTCTAATATAGTTTTGGTTAGTTAAAATATCTTCTTCTTTAGCTGTCATGTATTTCATTTCAACTTTACCAGAAGATAGTGGATTGTCTTTAGGGTAGAGTAAACCTTTTGAAGGCAACTCTACAATTTCCGTAGGGAATTTAAATTTTTTTTCTTCACTCATTTAAAATAACATTTATGTTTGATATAAATATATAAAAAGATAAAAAGAGCGCACTTGCGTGCGCTCCTTTTTGTAATCGATTTTGATTGATTAGTAATTCAATACGCAGTAGTCAGGGGCTAAAGTCATAGTAATAGTTTGAGCTGCATCAGCATTGTCCCAACTATACTCACCGAAGTTAGCATCCTTGATAAAGCATCCCTTCAATATCCACTCAGAAACGACATCACCAACAGGTCCTAAGATGTTTAGTGTTACGTCCTTTTTGTAGAAATCAGAATAACCATCTCTACCTGTTACAGATTCGTGGTGGAGCCTTACCCATTCCATGATGGTTTGAGTTCCGGAAGGTGAAACTGGATCGTGGAGTGTCAATTGGACATCTCCCCAAGTTGTTTTACCTTTTACTTTTCTGTATACATTGATGTGGTTAAGAACTACTTCTCCTTGTGTTAATGAAATTGCTCCCACACCCTTGATGAAATACGAAGGTACACCATCAACAAGCATGAGAAATCTATTCTGCTGTTTGGGTTCAAACGCTGTAAAGAATATCTCGTTTGGATCTAATATTGCCATTATTGTTGTTTTAAAATTAATTATAAGTCATAACCCTTATTTGGGTTACTTATAAATATTCAAAAATAAAAAGAGGTCGGATTTTCATCCGACCCCTTTCTTTCATTATGTGAAAATCTATTATGACGGGAATTCAGCTCCTGTTGGGAGGAGGTTGAAGTCAAGTACAATAAATTCAGCGGTTTTTACTGGTTGTAAATAGATAGTACCTCTTAACTCTTGTCTGTCGATTACATCGGGACCGTTGTTTGAGTCATCCATGACTACCTTAAACGCATATAAACCTTGGTTTTGTTGAACACTTTCCAAATATGGGTTAACTGTACTTAAGAAACTATTTCTAGTTTGTAGTGTGTTAGGTTCAAATACCAAGTTTTGAGAAACATTGCCAATAAATGCCTTTAAAGAAATCATTAATCTTCTAACATTTACTCTGTCAAGAGCAGTTGATAAAGATTGTAATGTTTTCTGACCGTAAACTACAACCCCTGTTCCAGGGGATGTAGCAATTGGGTTAATTTTAGCATTATAAAGGTTATCTCTTAAACTACGTGGTAATGTCTTTTCAGGAGCTACAACATTAGGCATTGTACCTCTAGTAAATCCAGCAGGTGCAAACCAAGCTTCTGATGTATTATCATTAAAGACGTAAACTGAAGGGATAATTGTTGATGCGGGAGCCCATACATTAGCTCCTGTATCTTCTTCATTAACTAACAACCAGGGCCAATAAGCAGCTGCATAATTAGTATTTAAATTACTTGCTTGCGTAATAGCGGCGGCAGTTGTTGAACCATGTTCCACTAAATCGACTGGTAAGATACTATCACCTCTAGTAGTTGTGTTAGTGATAAGAACATCCAATTCAGTTTTGTGTGAGGCAAATGAGTAAATCAAACCTGGAGTGCTGATTACATTAAATGCATACTGATCTTTGTTTCTTAATAAATTTATAGAAGATGTGTAATCATCTGCTATTAATCCTTGAGAGTTGGCATTAGTAATATCTTTATAATACTTAGTACCTCCAGCACCACCAAAGAAAATGCTACCCACTCCATCACCAAATGAGCCACTTTGGACTGCAGGTAGAGATGATGTAAAGTCTGCATCAAAATTGCCAGCACCATCTAAATAATCAGGAGTAGGTTTAAGTACTTCTTTTACAATTACATAATTAGATTTATTAGGATATTCACCTGTTACTTCAACATAAGCATCAGTACCATCTAATCCTTGAGAGAAAGTTTGGTTACCAATTACTTTAGCGATGTAATCATCTCTTTTTGGATCAAGTGAAACCCCTCTCCAAGATTCAAGAATAGTTTTATCTGCTGCTCTATCATTACCCTGTCTAATATTAAGAGTAAAGATGCCTGAGCCAGAATCTACATTAGTAATTTCCCATCTCAAATTATCAGCTGTTCCACTAGGTAAAGCATTACCTGCAGTTTCAGTAGAAGTACTATTTTGATTAGCACCTTCTGAGATAGTTTGAAGTTTGAATATATCATTTACTCCAGTACCTGCATCACTACCGGATATAACGGCTGAAGATGTCGCTGCGGTAAAATTACCTGATCCACTAGCTACTCTAGTAACTAATAAATTGCTACCTCCTTGTTTAAAGTAGTTTTGAGCTGATATGTTAGTAAAAAATGAGTATTGAATTCCTCCACTAACAAATGCACCACCAAATTTGGTTTTATAATCGGTGTAAGTAGTTACTGTAGTGGGGGTTCCTATAGGACCCTTGACGGTGGGACCTATAATAGCAGCTCCTATAGGGGCTGCTGCTGCTTCTAAAGCTACCGGGACGTTTTCATTTTGAAATACTCCCGGCGAGATTATTTGTTCTGCCATGTTAAAATTCGAATTTTAAGGTTAAAGATTAATTAATTAATTGTCTTAATGATAAATATATAAAGGTTTTCCAAAACATTTTTTATGATTGAAAAACTTCTTTTTCTATATTTATGGTACCATTACCGTATTTTTGAGATAATTGATTAGCTAATTCTTTTTCTTTAGTTTTATAAACTTCTAATTGTTCAACTAATTTTTCTTTTTGTAACTCTAAAGTTTGAATTTGAAATTCTAATTCCCCAAAACTTGTAACTAGTGTTTCTTGAGTTTTTTGAATTAATTTAATTTCATTAATTTCTTCAGGAGCAAGTTTTTGTTCTGCCATTTTAGTCTAAATTTGTATTAATATTTTCAATAAAATTATTGCCTTTATCTCTTGTTAAACTTTCTATATTTTCTTGTCCTATAATAACTTTAGAATCACTAGAAAATTTCTTAAGAGCAGTGAGGTCTTTTTGTATAACATTGGGTATAATATGACCCTTTAATTTAATATCAAAGCTACCTTTTACAGTACGTTCTTGTCCTACATTTAATTCTGTAATCGTTTGGTAACTGTTTATCAGTGCTTTAAATTTAAAGCGTTCAGGATTACCCCAATAAGTATCCGCTGCATAGTTTATACTTTCTATTATTTGATTTAGTTGTTCCATATAGTAAGTGTAAATTACACAAGTATAAGTAAAAGTAACAAAATCTGGGATTACAACAGCCTGGTATGTTTTGATGGGTTTGGCTCCATTTAATACACTTAAATTATTATAATGGTTTTGTTTTGAGTAGGGTTGTTGGAAAACTGCATAGTTTTGGGGAAAATTAGCATCTACCTTACTTGTGAGTCCTCTATTTCTCTCAATATTGGTTCGCTTATACATAATAAGCGGTGCC